TGGAGAAAACATTCGTGATCATTGGGTCATCGACCCGATCGCACGCAACAACGGTTGTGTTCGCCAACTGGTAGTTCGTGACGGGCGTGTCGTTAGCCCACATCGGCCAGTGGTGGATGTTCGAGATGCGGATGACGTCTTCGGCCAACGCGACGTTGATGCCGACATTCATCCACTGCCCGAAGATGTTGTCGAGGATGCCCCGCGTCCCGCCGTTGGTCGGAACAGAGATCGCGTTGTACGCGTTCAGCAAACACACGTCGTGGATGTAGAACTCCGTGTTGTTCACCTGGATATCGAAGTCGAACACAGTCGGCGTCCAGCCGGTCTGGATCGTATTCGTGTGGTTCCGATAGGTGCCTATGCCGGAGATCTCCAGCCCCGTCATAAACGTGGCGCCAGTGATGTCGCCCGCCACGAAGCCCTTTCCAGGATGGTCAAAGAAGAACCAGCTACCCGGCCCGCGGTTGCCCGGAAACGGTCCCGTGTTGCCGTAGGGCGAAACGCCGTCGCCGTCTATCTTCAAGGGCCGCAAGCGCGTGATGATGATCGGCTGTGTGGTACGGAACGCAACCGGCGGGCATACCGGGCGCAGGCGTCGCGCACCGCAATTGATCCAGTTCTGCACCGCAACCGTGTCGTCCGTTACGCCATCGCCGACAGCGCCGAAGTCGAACGGGCTTGGGGCGATCTCCTGCATCTTGCTCGGGAACGCACGGGGCACCCCACCCACGCCCGCTGGGGTGAACAACCCCAGCAGCCCCGGCGAGTAATACATGACATCGATTTCGTTGATCCCGCCCGGGATCGTCGATCCGAATGTGATGACGGTCTGCGCAGTATTCACGGAGTACTGCGTGCTGGACTGGTAGACGCCGTCCATGAACACACCGGCGATGACCTTGCCGCCAGTTACGGGAGGGATCGTCACCGAGTTCGACGTGCCCGACGTAAAGTCGCGGCCGTTGAGCAGGACGGTCGGGCTGAACGCCTGGAATGTGGGCGTCGTAATAGCGGCGATCTGCGCTGCCGCGTTCGCGGCAGCTTCCTCCAGAACCGTGGATGCATCGAGGAACGGCGTGGCACTGATGTCCGGGCCGCCATCGGCGCCAAACACAAACGCGTGGCCGGCGCGCACGCTGGCCGGCGGCAACACCACGTTCTGGCCGACTTCGTTGATCGGGATCGCGATGGTGCGGCTGATCTGTTCTTCCGTCTCCTGCACTTCCATCGTTAACTGATCGAGCGCCTGCTCATGCGAGGCGGCCGGGAACGGATCGTTCGGGACGTAATGGATGAGCTGCGTGAATGGGACGTTGCGCAGGATCGTGATGACCTGCGTCGAGGTCGGCGCCACGGTAGCGGTGAGCGTACCGCCGCCTTGGACACCCGCCCCAGCCACCGAGTAGTCTGAGTTCAGCACCAGCGTCGACACGGTGGGAGGCGTCGTGCTGTTGTCTGTTCGCAGCACCTTGAGGTGCGTCGGATCGAGGAAGTAGAACGGCACGGTGAACTGCGTCGTGACGTTGTTACCTTGGTAATCTGCCCGCGTTATTTGAGACGAGACGGTCATGGTAGGTCCTTCGTGACATACGGGGCTTATCCATTGGGGCTCCTGGTTGGTTGGGGGTTGTGTTGCTACTGCGTGAAGTTCTAGCCGATGCCTTGCAGCGTTGCGTTGATGCCAGAGGGCGGACCGCCCACGATGGCAGCGCGGACGGTGCAAGCCGGCAGCACGACGGGCGAGACGGCGTACGGGAGAACCGTGGACTGCACAATGGCGTTACCCGCCAATGCACCGACCGTCGCCCAAGTGCCGTCAGGCGTTTGGATCTGCAAACTGATCGTGGCGCCTGCCGGCGTCCCATCCGCGAGGAACATGTACTCGCCACCGCGGATGGGGACACCCGCGCCGGTGGCACTGGCGTTCGATAGAAGGGCATAGCCCAGTGAATCTGCGCGCATGTCAGTTGCTCCCGAATATGTCGTAGTCACGCCCAGTGGCGCGGCCGGTTTGCTGGCGTGCATTGCGGTCGAGGTGCGGAGGGCGGCCGTTACCCCAAACCACGCGCGGGGCGCCGTTGCCGCGGTGTTGCGGAGCATCGTTGCTGCGCTCGAGCACGGGGTCGTCCATGCCGCTCGCCATGCGGGTGCGGCTCTGCGAATAGTCCGGCAGCGTGCGGGCGGCGCGGAGCATCATCAGCCCGTAGCGCGTGGCGGACAGCAAGTCGTCCCGCTCCTTCACGATGCGCCCGTCCTTGCGGTGGTACATGCGGAACTCTTCGAACCAGGCGCTCAAATGAGAGAACACTTTCAGGCGGCCGGTCTGCATGCGGTTCAGCATGTCCATCACGCCCGCTTCGACGCTGTTGCCACCGTCCTCGAACTGCGCCTGCTTCGGCAGCATGTTCAAGCCTTGCGCCTTGTATAGGCTGGCAAGCGTCTCGCCGCTGCCCTTCTCGGCGGCCAGGCCGTCATGCGGCCACGCAACCGGGATCCAATCACCTTTCGATCGGATCGCGGCGGCGTGCGTGATCGCCGTCTCTTCGCTCACGCGGTAGCCGTCGTACACAAAAACCGTATCGGTATCGCGATCCCAGGCGAGCCAGGCTGCCGCGGTCGGGTGATCCCAACCGAAGTCCATCCCGGCGATGCGCGGCCAGTGCTTCGGGATCGGGAATGGTTTGGCAAGGATCTTCTCTTCAGCTACGGGGAATATGCGGCCGGAGCCCAGCATCGGCACGCCGTTGATACGTGCCTCGCGCTCATGCGCGGGATAGCCGTCGATGATGCGCTGACGATCGGCCGCCGCAATGTGGCCTGCATCCGCGATCGTCATCTGCAGATAGGTGCGATCGCTAGTCGTCTCGTTCATGAAGCGGTGCACGACAGCCGATACGCCAAGTAGCGGCGTTGCCGTCAGGTACACCATTCCGCCCTTCGCCGCGATCCGCGCGAGCGCTTCCGAATAGATGTCGATCGGCGGCTCTTCGTCCAGCCAAATCACGTCGAGCGTTTCACCCTGCCACTTCTCCCGGCCGCGCTCATAGGACTTGAACGCGATCTGCGACACGCCGCCGCTCACGTGCCGAACCAGCACGTTATCGACCGCATCCGGCAAGCCGCGACCGTTGCGCACTTCCGCGATTGCAGCCTTGGGGATAGCGCCGGTTCCCAGCATGCCGAGAGTGCCCAGCAGGATCCGCTGTGGGTTGTCGCGTGTCGACTCGCCCGTGACACCGGCAGCCCATGCGCGAATCGGACCATTGAAGCGTCGACCAGGGAACCAGTCGGGATATTGGCCGGTGAGGTGCATTGCGAGTTCATTGCCGCCTGACCATGTCTTACCGAGCTGGTTGCCGGCCATGAACATGCGTTCGCGATGCGTCGCGCCGAGGGCGTGAAACTCCAACTGCTTCGGATACGGCTTGTAATAGGCGAGCCGGTTCTCGCTCTCGCGGCGGCGCAGTTCTTCAAGACCCGATGCGATCTCAGAGAGCGTTTTGTTCTGCGTGGATGAAGCGGTCATGGATAGTCCTGTTCAATTGAACGGGGCTTATCCACAAGGGGGCCTCACGGGTTTGCGAAAAACTGGTAATGCGGCGATGGTCAGTCATAGATGCTCCTGCCGTCGGCCACGGGTGATTCGATCGATTGCACGTCCTCGACATCGCCGCGCGAGTTGGCAAGTGCGATCGGCTGAACGATGTCGGCCGGCAGCACAGGCACTAGGCCAAGGGACCGGGACAGCTCGAGGATGTACGCGCGCAATTCCGCGTCGCTGCGCTGGTCCTCGATAACGTGGTGGTGTTCGGTACGGTTTGCGAGCTGCATGCCGCCACGGTCGAGCAGGGCGAGCGCGGCTTGGAGCCTCACCGATTCGCTGGTGGCGCCCTTAGCTAAATCCTCGAGCACGGATGCGCCAATCACCACGCCCGCGCGCAGGTTGCGTTCGGTCGCTTCCTTGATTGCCTGCATGACGCGGGGCCGGCGCAGCAGGCGTGAACCCAGTTCGCGCGCGCTGGCGCGATTGCCGGTAGGCGAGTAACCCGCTTGCAATGCTGCTTCGGTCGCATTGCGACCGCCCAGGCGGATGAACGCCTGAACGAATTGCTGTTCCTTCGGGGTGATAGGGTCGTCCCGCTTCATTGCGAAACCATCCCCAGCAGTTCCAGGCGCGTGCGCACAAGCTCCGCCATCGCGGTGGCATCATTGGACGCGCGCGCGACTTCGATGCCCGCGTCGATATCCTCCATCACGCGGGCGAGGGAGTAACGCTTCAACACATCGCTATCTGCCATCAGGCGGGCGCGCTCATCGTCATAGGCCGCTTTGATGTCGAGATCCTTCATCAATAGCGAGCCGTACTTTGAGGCGATGCTCGTTGAAAAGCCTGCGAGCACCGCCGCGTCGGTGAGCGTCATGCCGGCAGCATGCGCGGCGACGAATTTGCGTTGGCGGAGGGTGAGCGATTTCATGCACGGCCCCGGGCGCGCGCCAAGTTGATGATCG